CATTTGTCGGACTTGAACCGACGACCTACGCTTTACAAAAGCGTTGCTCTATCCAACTGAGCTAAAATGGCATCAACCTCGTTCGATGTAATCTTCGTATTCATCTTCGGTGATTTCTTCTAATGAAACCACTTCGATTTCTTCATCATCCAAATTTAACCACTCTGCGTATTCATCAATGATAGCAAGTTGATCATAGATCTTTGTTACATCTTCTTTGTTATAAGAAGCGATTCTGTCAACTGCCCAATCTTTAATGTGGCAAACAACTTCTTCAGTCGTCTTTGTCATAGTAGTCCTTTCTGTAGTATCTTGAGAGGATGTTACTATTGTAGTATCTGGGGACTCCTGTGTCAAGGGACTCGGTGAGGACTTTGTTTGCAAAGAGTTGTCTGGTTTCTTCGTAGTTTGTTTTGCCCAGTGTTTTATGTACTGACAAGATAGTGCGACTAAAATTCTGTCGCCCAAATCGTTGAATGTCTTCTTTAAGTTCTGGACAAGACCCATAGTACTTCTTCCAATCGGATTCGGATTTTACTTTTCTTTTCTTTCCCCTGGGTGTTCTAAACTGCCAGAAATACTTTCTACCGATGTACTCGCGGCCGTTTTGTAGATTTGTAATGAGATAGACAAAACCGAAGTTATCGTCAATATTCTCAGATAAAAAAGGGGTTCCTTCAAATATCCAGGGGTTTTCATAATCAACTTCGATACTCATCCAGAATGTCTAATACCTTATTGAGGTATTTATGGGCGAGATCTTTATACATTACAGGTTCTTGTTCTTGAAAGAGTTCGTTCTTCAACTTCAGAACTCTAACCTTGATCTCATCTTTAGTCAACATGTTTCTAGGCACAATGGGAGGAGAATCACTCCCCCCTATTTAAGCAAAGATCAGAGCTTAAAACCACTAAATGTGTCCTTTTTCACATCTTGCTTGATGCCACCAACCACGTAAGATTCAACCTCTGTCTCCTGTGGTGCAACCTGGAGACCCTTAGAAGAGATCCAGTGCTGCGTCCAAGGCAGTGGGTTGTTCTTGGCAGCAATATCATACTGAGGTGGTAGGCCAATTGCCTTAAGACGACGATTAGCAACCCACTCAACATACTGCTGAAGCAGTTTATCATTCAGACCGATCATAGATCCATCCTTGAACAAGTAATCTGCCCAGCGTTTTTCTTCATTAACTGCTCGATCAAATGCTTTCAGAGTCCACTCTTCCTCTTCTTGCATGATCTCTTTCATTTCTTTGTCATCCCCTTCTTTCCATTTTTTAAGGATGTTTTGAGTAATTGCAAGATGCTGATTTTCGTCTCTTGCGATGAGAGAGATGATTTTAGCGGATCCTTCCATAAGTTTGAGTTCACCAAATGCAAACGAGCAAGCGAACGAGACATAAAACCTGATGCCTTCGAGAATATTGACATTGGCAACAGCCCTATAAAGTTTTCGTTTTAGATCCTTGATCTCCCACTGAGAGGAAGGTGACTGTCGGAAATCTTCTCTCCACATGTTGCCATTGCCCCAGGTTTGAGCACCATTGATAAAGTCATCATATGCCTCTGTGACACTGCTAGCACGTTCGAGAATGCGATCATCAGTCACGATCTTATCAAAGACCTCAGAGGGGTCTGAGTAGACGTTCTTGATGATGTATGTGTAGGAGCGACTATGGATCATCTCCATGAACCCCCAGACCTCCATACATGCCTCTAGTTCAGGTAGGCTGCAGTAAGGAATAAAAGCCATCAAGCATAATCTGGTACTTGAGGTTAGAGGTATAGATATGCTTTTGTTCTGGACGAAGTGTTTGATAGTCCCCACGATCTTTTTGTAGTGAAACTTCCTCTGGTCTCCAAAAGTATCCTAATTGTTGAGTTGTAAGTTTATCAAAAATTGGATACTTATAAGAGTCATATCTTTGGACTCCTAGAGGTTTACCGAAAAACATCGGTTGTTTTTTCGTATTAACTTGTTCCGTGTTGAAGACGGTCATTCCTTTAACGTCTGCCATCTTCGCGTCCTCTGCTGACGAAATTTTAAACTGCACAGGATTCACACTCTCCCTCCTCTATTTGTTCTAGTTCTGATAATAAATTTTGAAGATCGGGTTTATCTTCTTCAACCTCGTCTGTCTTCATATCATGTGTGTTCTGATAGTAAGATGTCTTCCACCCGTACTTATATGTAGTCAAAAGGTCATTTGCCATTTGGGAAACTGGGACCTCATTATCATCAAAATGTTCGGGATTATACGACCAGTTACCACTGATTGCCTGATCAAAGAATTTTTGCATCACAGACACTACATTGATGTAACCTTTGTTGTCAGGCATATCCCACAGAAGCGTGTAGTTATTCTTCAGGGTTTGGTACGATGGAACAATCTGCTTAAGAGGCCCTTTCTTGGATTTCTTAATGGACAAGAAGTCACGAGGTGGTTCGATTCCATTGGTTGCGTTTGACACAACGGAACTGCTCTCTGAAGGCATTTGTGCGGACAACGTGCTGTGCCGTAGTCCATGTTCATTGATAGATGCCCTAAGACCCTCCCAATCATGCGCTAGCTCCTGACTAGAGATTTCATCAACATCCTTCTTGTATGTATCGATTGGCAGAATACCATCAGCATACTTGGTGCGACCAAAATCAGTACACCAACCTTTCTCTTTGGCAAGTTGATTGGATGACTTCAGAAGATAATATTGGAAGGACTCAGCAAGTCCATGTACAGCATCCCATGCTTCCTGAGATCCATAATTATATCCCAGTTTAGCAAGATAGTGTGCCAGACCAATAAAACCGATTCCAAGGGATCTACGTGCCTTCGTAGCACGTTCTGCTGCCACCACAGGATATTCCTGATAGTCAATCAGTTCTTCCAAACCACGAACAGAAAGATCACAAAGATCTTCAAGTTCTTTATCAGAAGAAACTTTTCCTACATTGATGGCAGACAGAATACACAGAGCAATCTCTCCGGTATGATCATCAATGTGCTGCAGAGGATAGGTTGGCAGAGTAATCTCTTGACAAAGATTAGACATCTCTACCTTATCTTTGAAAGAAGAGTGAGTATTACAGTGGTCGATATTCATGATATAGATACGACCGGTTTCTGCTCTCTCCTTTAGAAGATCCAGAATGAGTTTTTGTGCTCCAACAGTTTTTCGCGGAACAAACTCATCTCGTTCAAAAGCAACATATAGATCATCGAACCTATCAGTACCAAAAGCGTCATATAAACCTGGTACGTCGTGCGGTGAGAAGAGGCTAATCTCTCCATCCTGGATGAAACGTTCGTAGAAAATTTTTGAAAGTTGAATGGAGTAATCAAGTTTTCTTACGCGGTTGTCTTCTGTTCCTTTGTTGTTCTTGAGGACCAAGATGTCTTCGATTTCTTGATGCCAGATAGGAAAGTGGACTGTAGCTGAACCACCTCTGATACCGTTTTGTGTGCAGCATCTGACAGTGCTTTCAAACTTTTTAAGGAAGGGGACAACGCCTGTGTGTTGTACCTCTCCGCCTCTGATTTTACTGTTGATGCCACGGA